TATTTCCGTACAGTTATAGCCTGTGCACCAGTTCTATCTATATAGTGCCTGACCTGCGGTTTTACCATCTGGCAAAAATTTTTGCCAGCAAAACGTTCGTTTTGACTGTTTGAACGGATTAATACTATATAGAGGCTGTTTTATTTTTTATATAGTAGCAAGTCTTAGAAGACTTGCGTTACAGACTGTATCTACTGTCTGTTACAAAACAGACTAATAGTAGAGGATGGGACAATTCTGTGACTTTTCAAAAGGGGGCTAATAACCCTAAAAGGCTGGCAGGCGCAGAGGCAAAAAAGAAAGTTATTGCCCTTGTCTCTGAAGGCATGTCGCCCAAAAGGGCGATGGAGGAAATAGGTTCTAAGCCCGATACCATCCGAATCTGGATGATGCGAGATGCTACCTTTGCCGCTGAGTTGGAACAGGCTATCTCTGACGCCAAATCAAATTCGATTAAGGCGCTGGGCATAGCAAGGGAGGATATTACCTTCCCCCAGTTCTCAGAAATGTTCCTAGACCAAAAACCTTTTCCTCACCACCTTAACTGGATTGACCTCCTAGAGGACCGTCCGCCTTCATGGCTCCACGATTCTATAATTTATGAGCCAGGCGACAAGACCCGTGTCCTCATCAACGTGCCCCCTGAGCACGCCAAGTCCACTGTCATCACAGTTAACTACTCAACTTATCGCATTGCCCTCAACCCTAACGTCCGCATCATCGTGGTCTCTAAGACGCTAAACAAAGCACGCGAGTTCGTGTACGCAATCAAGCAAAGACTATCCCACCCACGCTGGACAAAGTTGCAAACAACTTTTGGTCCTGAAGGGGGCTGGAAAGAAGACTCAGATACTTGGCGAGTTGATACCGTCTACCTTGGGGGTGATGCGAGAAACTCAAGCGAGAAAGACCCAACCCTTCAAGCACTGGGTATGGGTGGTCAGATTTACGGCGCACGTGCTGACCTGATTATCTTGGACGACTGCATTACTACTGCTAACGCCCATGAGTTCGAAAAGCAGATTGACTGGCTTCAGAAAGAAGTTATTACCCGTTTGGGTAAGAACGGTAAGTTATTAATCGTAGGGACGCGAATTGCTGCACAGGACTTCTACAAAGAATTACGGAACCCGAAATATTGGTCTAATGGCAAAAGCCCTTTTACTTATATGGGCATGCCTGCTGTATTGGAATACAGTGACAAACCAGAAGACTGGGTTACGCTCTGGGCGAAAAGCGACGTTCCTTGGGACGGCGACGAAGACACTCCTGACGAAAATGGGTTATACCCAAAGTGGGACGGCAAAGCATTATTCAAGCGCAGAGGTGAAGTAACACCTAATACGTGGGCACTGGTCTACCAGCAGGAGGATGTCGAAGAAGATTCCATCTTCCCGCCCGCCTTGGTGCAAGGCAGTACTAATGGACAACGCAAACGTGGACCATTGCGCCCAGGCGCGGTGGGACATCCGACTGCTGCTGAAGGTTACACAATCATAGGCTTTGACCCAGCGATGGGAGATAAAGCCCATGCTGCATTTTGTGTACTTACCTACAACAGGTCCGATTCTAAAATTTACGTTTTAGACTGCATCAACATGGGTGAACCTAACCCGCAAAAAATTCGAGCAACTATCGAAGAACTTGTACTTAAATACAAGCCCCAAGAATTTCGTGTAGAAATCAACGCACACCAGAAAGCCTACTCATTAGACGATGACCTTCGCCAGTGGTTGGGTATGTATGGAGTGCGACTTGAATCCCATGTTACTAACAAAAACAAATGGGACGCAGCCTTTGGTGTGGCATCTATGTCAACACTCTTTGGAACAATGCGTGAAGAAAAATTCCAAAAGAACAACGTAATAGAACTTCCATCTACTGAAGGTTCAGAGGGACTAAGAGCCCTTACTCAACAGTTGATAACTTGGAAACCAAACACACGTGGCAAGACTGACTGCGTGATGGCGTTATGGTTTGCAGTTCTAAGAGCACGTGAGTTTATGCAACAGACAAGTCATCTAACAAAGTTTACAAATAACCGTTGGACTACGAGAGCACAAGCATCTCAAAGGTACTCAATTAATCTAGACGAAGCCTTCTCTGAACAGTGGGCTGAAAATTATGGATAGGAAATAAATGCTATCAATCGACCAAATCTCCGCTAGAGTGGAGTCACTGCGTGCTCGCTCTACAGAGCGTGACCGCAGACAACTAGATGTACTTGCCGTCCGTAAAGGTCGTATCGCAGAGGTTTACCCTGAGTTCTTCCCAGAGGGTGTCGATGCAAACGTAGTCGCTAACTTTATTGACATTGTTGCCCGTGACGTATCAGAAGTCATGGCACCGCTTCCTGCAGTTAACTGCTCAGCAGCAAACCAAGTAAGCGACAGAGCACGGGTATTTGCTGACAAACGAACCCGCATTGCTGCGAACTATTTCGCAAATTCAGATTTACAAGTACAGATGTATCAAGGCGCAGACCAATACATCACATTTGGTTTCGTTCCTTTCATGATTGAATTGGACGAAGAAGCAGGGCTACCGCGTATCCGCATAGAAAGTCCTATCGGGGCTTACCCAGAGTTTGACCGCTATGGACGCTGTATCGCCTTCGCTAAACGTTACTCACTACCCCTTGCTGAATTAGTTGCTCAGTTCCCTGAGTTTGAATTTCAGTTATTAGGTAAGGACCGTTACGAGCAGAACCTAGATGCAACGATTGACATTATTCGTTACTACGATAAAGACCAATCAACCATCTTCATTCCAAGTCGTAACAATTTAATCCTTTCTAAGGTTGCCAATCCAATTGGCAAGATGATGGTAGTAGTAGCAAAACGTCCATCACTAGATGGCGAAATGCGTGGACAGTTTGATGATGTTCTAGGTATTCAGTTGCTTCGTAATAGGTTCGCATTACTTGCGATGGAAGCAGCAGAGAAGTCTGTGCAGGCACCAATTGTAGTTCCAGGCGATGTTCAAGAAATCCAGTTAGGTGGAGATGCGATTATTCGCACCAACTCACCAGCAGGTGTACGTCGAGTTGACCTTAACATTCCAGCAGGTGCATTCACCGAGCAGAATGTTTTGTTGCAAGAACTTCGTACTGGTACACGTTATCCAGAATCACGTACTGGAAACATTGACGCTTCAATCATTACTGGTCAAGGCGTTCAAGCCCTTATGGGTGGATTCGATACACAGGTTAAGTCAGCACAGGCAATCTTTGCCTCTGCCCTTAAAGACGTACTCTCAGTTTGTTTTGAGATTGATGAGAAGATGTTCAACGCTACAAAGACAATTCGTGGCGTAGACGCTGGCTCACCTTACTCACTTGACTACACACCATCAAAGGACATTAAGGGTGACTACACCGCAGATGTTCGTTATGGAATGTTGGCTGGGCTTAATCCAGCACAGGGACTTATCTTCATGCTTCAGGCACTTGGCGGTAAACTTATCTCCAAGGATATGGCTATGCGTGAACTACCATTCGGAATTAACGTAACACAAGAGCAAGAAAAGATTGAAGTAGAAGAGTTACGCAACTCGTTAATCTCTTCTCTCAATGCATCAGCACAAGCAATCCCACAAATGATTGCTCAGGGCGGGGACCCAACAACCATCGTAATGAAACTGGCTGACGTTATTAAAAAGCGTCAAAAGGGCGTTTCAATTGAAGACGCAATTAACGATGTCTTTGCTCCAGAATTACCTGCTGCTGGTGCACCAACGGTTGAGCAACCGTCCCCTGCTCCCGCCGCGCCAGCAGCAGGCGCTATTCCTGCAGGACCTGGCGGACAACCAGATATTCAAACATTACTTTCAAGCCTAACGGCAGGTGGAAAAGCAAGCGCAAGCGCACGAACATCAATGCGTAGATAGCAAAAGGAGGGGACCATGACAACACTTGCTGCTATTCAAGGAGACGGTTGGGCTGTAATCGGATGTGACTCACGTTCATCTGATGAATCAGGTCGCCCTATGAACCTTGCTACTCACAAGATTATTGAGAACAACGGAATCTTAATTGCAGGTTCTGGTGCAAGTCGTGGTTCAAATCTTTTGCAGTTTGGTTGGAAAGCACCTAAGCCAACTGCATCTGAAAATTTAGATAAGTTTGTAACTCAAAAATTTATTCCGTCAATGCGTAAATTATTTATTGACGCTGGTTATGATATGAAAGAAGATGGGGATGTTGCGGAACACGATTCATCGTTTCTTATTGTTGTGCGGGGAGTTATCTATCCTGTCTTTGAAGATTACTCTTGGGACCGTGATACTAGTGGTATCTACTACTCTGGCAGCGGTGGGGATATTGCCCTTGGTGCTATGGAAGCATTGTTGGGTGAGTATCAATACCTCGAAGCAGAGGGTGCTGAATCGGTGGTAAGAAACGCAATTTCGATTGCGTCTAAGTGGGACATACATACGGCTCAACCAATTATTGTTATGACACAATATGAGTAAGTTTACAAAAAAGATGGAAGAAGCAATCGCTACTCTTGTTGCAGAAGAGGGCGAAACATCTGATTACATTTGCGCTAACTGGGTTTTAGTTACCGAGTGGGCAGACTACAGCGGAAATCGTTACTTACATACAGAAGTAAGTGAAGAGATGACGCCATGGAATGCATATGGGATGATGAAGATGGCTGAAGAATACAACAGTGACGTGTTACGAACTAAGAACATCGGCACAGATAATGATTACGATGAGGAGTTATAGTTATGGCAGGACGTGGTGGCTATCAAGCGCCTTCTAACCCAGCACCAGTATCAGGTCCTGGCGCTCTTTCTAACCGCACTGACGGGGGACCAACACAGCCAGCGCAATACATGCCAGGACTTGGCTACGGTCAAGGCGGACAAAACTACGACAACCAAGTAAGTGCACCTTTAGCAGGTAATCCAATGTCTGCAATGGGTGGTCAAGGCATGTCTGGTGAACCAATGATGGTTCAACCAACATCACTTGATGCGCCTACACAATTTCCAGATGAACCAGGCACAGCGGGAATCGACCGCGGACCTGGTGGTGGTTCAGAACTTATGATGGATATGCCACGTTTTCGTCCAAACATTCAACAGACTTTAGAAAAGGCTGCGATGTTTGACGATAGCGGAGAAGCCGAGTTAATTTTAAATCAATTTTTCAGCAGAGGATAATTAATGAGAGTACTAAAGCCTATTGTTGCTGAAGTTTCTCCTAACCTCTACACA